GTCAGGTTTCTATCCGTTGGATAGAAAACAAAATGAATGACTATCTAAACAAGATTCTTAAAACAGAGGAGGTTGACTATGTTATTGCTTCAGATACTGATTCCATCTATCTTAATCTTGGCCCTCTGGTGGAGGTCATATACAAGGGCAGAGAGAAAACTACTGAAAGCATTGTCTCGTTCCTTAATCAGGTCTGTGAAGTGGAACTTGAAAAGTATATTACGAGTTCTTATGAAACGTTGGCCTCGTATGTAAATGCCTATGATCAAAAGATGTTTATGAAGAGAGAGAACATCGCTGATCGTGGTATATGGACTGCTAAGAAAAGATATATCTTGAATGTATGGGATAGTGAGGGTGTGAGATATGAAGAACCAAAACTGAAGATGATGGGTATCGAGGCAGTCAAGTCATCAACTCCTGCACCTTGTAGAGCAATGATTAAAGATGCACTGAAGATAATGATGAATGGAACAGAAGATGAGGTGATTGAATTTATTGAAGAATCTCGTAAGAAGTTTAGAACATTACCACCAGAAGATATAGCATTTCCCCGTTCTGCATCTGATGTAGTCAAGTATAGGGGATCATCTAAAATCTATGCAAAAGGAACTCCTATACATATACGGGGTGCTTTGTTGTTTAATCACTATGTGAAGAAACACAAATTGGATCATAAATACTCACTCATTCAGAATGGTGAGAAGATCAAGTTCTGTTATCTCAAGAAACCTAATATTATTCATGAGAATATTATCTCATTCATACAGGAGTTTCCTACAGAGATTGGTCTTGACAAGTATATCGATTATGATCTACAATTTGAGAAAGCATTCGTAGAACCACTCAAAGCAATCCTTGATGCGATTGGTTGGAGTGTAGAAAAAACTGTAACTTTAGAATCATTTTTTACCTAATGGATTTACCTATTAACAACGAAGAGCTTGGCACTATAGTTAATGCATTAACTCTTGGTGGCGATACTGCGTTGTATCAAAAATTAAAACTAGTCAAAGAAACCATAGATGAGAATCCTGGTGGCCCATATAAAAAGATACTTCGCGAATCTCATGGTATGGTGATATAATGTTTTATAAAAAAGTGAGTCTTGTTACTGGTGGATTCGATCCAATTCACAGTGGTCATATATCATATTTCTCTAGGGCAAAGGATTTTTCTGATTTTTTAGTCGTAGGTCTTAATACTGAAGAATGGTTGACTAAAAAGAAAGGTCAATACTTTCAATCATGGAAAGAGAGAGCAGAAATCATTAGTCATCTAACAATGGTCGATGCTGTTATTACTGTACCTGATGATGATAAAGGATCTGCCTGTGGTGCTATTGCTAAATGTTTAGAGATAGCAGATACCGTTGTTTTCTGTAATGGAGGTGACAGGGGTAAATCTAACACACCAGAAACTGATAAGTATGGTGATGATCCACGAGTACAATTTGAATTTGGTATTGGTGGTGATAATAAAATGAACAGTAGTTCATGGATACTCAAAGGTTACTTTGAGAGACAACGTAAACTATTAGGAATATGACAACAGAAACCTTATACAAAAAAACACTTCTTATGCTTCTTAAAGAAAGAGCATATAAGAAAGGTCAATTTACTTTATCATCAGGTAAAGAATCCGAACATTATGTTAACTGCAAACCTGTAACTTTATCTTGTGAAGGTAATGCTTTGTTGTCTCTATTAATGATAGAAGAGATAGAGAAAGAATCGGTTGCAGTAGGAGGATTAACACTAGGTGCTGACCCATTAGTGTGTGGTGTTGCACAAAGAGCTTACTACTCAGGTCATAGACACGTTGATGCTCTTATCATTAGAAAAAATCCAAAAGGATATGGTACAAAAGAAGTTATTGAAGGTAACAAACCACCAGAGGGTTCTGTTGTTACAGTATTAGAAGATGTAACTACAACAGGTGGTAGTGCTATGAAAGCAGTAAATGTTCTTCGTGATGCAGGTTATGTTGTTAATCGTGTTGTTGCTATTGTAGATAGATGTGAAGATCATAAAGTATGGGAAGACAACAACATTGAGTTTGTTTCTTTATTTACATTAGAGGATATTATTGAATGAATTGTTGGCACTGTAATACTGAATTAATCTGGGGAGGTGATCATGACCTTGACGATTATGAAGATATGGAGTATGATATAGTCACTAATTTATCATGCCCAAAGTGTGAATCTTACGTTGAAGTTTATCATAAGATAGAAAAGTAATTATGGATTTTCTAAAAGAAATTGTAAAGGAAATAGGAGATGACTACACCCAACTCGCATCCGATATTGACGAAACTGAAACATTTATTGACACAGGTTCGTACATTTTTAACGGCCTTATATCAGGCAGCATATTTGGCGGGGTATCTAATAATAAAATTACCGCCATTGCTGGTGAGAGCTCTACTGGAAAGACTTTTTTCTCCCTCGCAGTGGTTAAAAACTTCCTTGATTCTAACCCTGATGGGTATTGTCTCTATTTTGATACTGAAGCTGCTGTCAATAAAGGATTACTTGAGTCTAGAGGAATTGATCTCCAAAGGCTCGTTGTTGTCAATGTGGTAACGATTGAGGAATTCCGAACCAAGGCACTTAAGGCAGTTGATATATATTTAAAGACCAACACAGAAGATCGCAAACCATGTATGTTTGTGCTAGACTCATTAGGTATGCTTTCCACCGAGAAAGAGATTAAGGATGCACTAGACGACAAACAAGTTCGTGACATGACTAAATCACAATTAGTCAAGGGTGCGTTTAGAATGCTTACATTGAAACTTGGTCAAGCAAACATTCCACTAATAGTTACAAATCACACATACGATGTCATTGGATCTTACATCCCTACTAAAGAAATGGGAGGAGGTAGCGGCCTCAAGTACGCAGCAAGCACGATCATTTATCTCAGCCGTAAAAAGGAGAAGGATGGTACGCAAGTCGTCGGAAACATTATCAAAGCTAAGACTGCTAAATCGCGTTTAAGTAAAGAGAATAAAGACGTTCAAGTTCGACTCTATTTTGATGAAAGAGGCCTTGATAGGTATTATGGTCTCTTAGAACTTGGGGAGCTTGGTGGCATATGGAAGAATGTTGCGGGTAGATATGAAGTCAATGGAAAGAAAGTATATGGTAAACAGATACTTGCTAATCCAGAAGAATATTTTACTCCAGAAGTAATGCAAGCATTAGATGAGATAGCACAGAAAGAGTTTAGTTATGGTTCATGAAGAATATAAAGATTATAAAGACAGGAATAAATGTATCTAAAATAAGAAAACAATTAGAAAAATATCCAGAGGATTGGGGATCACAACAGAAACTCAAGAATGTAAAATTAAAAGATCCTCACGAATATATTACATCAGTTGATGTTCTTCAACTAGTAATGGGTGGTATTACAAATCCTGGTGAGGAGGTTGGTAATACAGAGATATGCACCAAAACTCCTGCATATGCAAAACACTCTGAAATAAGAAAGTTTTTAAATAAAAATTATCCTAACTATCGTCGTTGTGGCTTCCTTGCTTTACCTGTGGGTGAGATGGTTGGAGCACATATAGATGAAGGAACTTACTATCTTGATAAAGACAGATATCATTTATCGATACAAGGTCAATATAAGTATTTTGTAGGAAACGAAGACATAGTTGTTGACGCTGGCACACTACTGTGGTTTAATAATAAGATGCCTCACGGTACTGTGAATCTTGGTGATGAAACTAGGATAACTTTTGTTTTTGATGTGCCTCATGGATAACGTAGAGTTATTAATTTTAAAAAATCTCCTTCATAATGAAGAGTATGTTCGCAAAGTAATTCCTTTTATCAAGGCAGATTATTTTGAAGACCTTACTCAGAAGATTGTATTTGAAGAGATCTTTAGTTTTGTAGAACAATATAATAAACCTGCTACCAAAGAAATATTATGCATAGAAGCAGAGAAAAGATCAGATATAAATGATTCATCATATAAAGATGTTACTAATTTAATTTCAAGTTTGAGTGATGAACCATCAGAATATGATTGGTTAGTTACTACAACAGAAAAGTGGTGTCGTGATCGTGCTATATATTTGGCACTGATGGAATCAATCCAGTTAGCAGATGGAAAAGATGACACTAAAGGAAGGGATGCTATTCCTACTATTTTGTCTGATGCTTTGGCTGTGTCTTTCGATAGTCATGTAGGGCACGATTACTTAATTGATTATGAGGAACGTTATGAATCTTACCACAGGAAGGAAGACAAGATCCCCTTTGATCTGGAGTTCTTTGACAAAATCACAAAAGGTGGCATACCGAATAAAACGCTTAATATTGCTCTTGCTGGCACTGGTGTGGGTAAGTCTCTCTTTATGTGTCATTTTGCCAGTTCGGTTTTACTCCAAGGCAAGAATGTTCTTTATATTACGCTTGAGATGGCTGAAGAAAAGATTGCGGAGAGGATTGATGCCAACCTTCTGAATGTTAATATACAAGATATAGTTGATCTCCCTAAAGTTATGTTTGGAGACAAGGTGACAAATCTTACCAAGAAAACTCAGGGATCATTGATTATAAAAGAATATCCTACAGCAGCAGCACACTCAGGCCATTTCAAAGGATTACTAAATGAACTGGCATTGAAGAAATCATTCAGACCTGATATAATATTCATAGATTATCTTAATATTTGTGCGTCATCCAGATACAGAACAAATAACAATGTCAACTCGTATTCATACATCAAAGCAATCGCAGAAGAGTTACGAGGTCTCGCGGTGGAAGCGAATCTCCCGATTGTATCCGCTACTCAAACCACTCGCTCTGGTTTCGCTAGTTCTGATGTTGATCTTACCGATACCTCTGAGTCATTTGGCCTTCCTGCAACTGCTGATCTTATGTTCGCTCTTATATCTACTGAAGAATTGGAGGGATTGAATCAGATTATGGTCAAACAATTGAAGAATAGATATAATGATCCTACTATCAACAAGAGATTTGTAATTGGTATTGATCGTGCTAAGATGAGATTGTATGATTGTGAGCAGAAGGCACAGGAAGATATTGTTGACAGTGGCCAAGAAGAACAGTATAATGAGAAAGAAAGTAAACTTAAAAAATCTTTTGCTGAGTTTAAATTTTAGAGTTTTTAATT